CGATCTTCCCCGGCTTGGTGCGGCCCTGCGCGTATAGCGCCCGCTGCCGCGCCGATGAGCGCAAGCCCTCGATCACCATCAAGTCAATCGGCGATATCCGCTCGGCCTCCATAAGAACGCGGATCAAGTCCGGGTGGCATGTGCCGATCTTTCGCAGGCTGGCCGTGCCGTATTTTGCTATTTGAGCCATCTGTCGCCCTCTGGTTTTCCGGAACATATCAAACACGCAACCGAAGCGCTAGATGTTACGGATTATCCGCGTGAGTAGGGGAGAGGAATGTTGCTTTCAATTGCGTTGTGTCCTCGATGTAAACAGCCGTCATCGATCCGGAGCCGACCTTCACCCAAAGCACAAAATGAATATCAATCGGATAATCGGAAGCAAGGCCGCGGCGATATTTGTAAAACTCAGCGCCGCCAACCACCCCGGCTGCATCGTGATCCTCCCACAAAGTCAAACCAAGCGGATACGAGCTATCCCAAAAGATGCCGCCGCCATTGTCTACCGTTGTGAATGTGCCAGACGCCAAGAGCGTCCCATCCAGCCGCGTAGCCTCATCGCCGTCATCGTGCGCCCTGATCTCCCAATTGGCGGTTCCCGCCGCATCGGACGCCCCGCCATCGGCAACCGACTGCAAGCCGATAATGGTGCCCTCAAACTGGACAAGATGAGCAATCTGGACATTATCGAAAGCAACGCTGGCCATGCTCGTCCATGTGGTGCCGACGCTCGTCATTGTGGAAAGCGTGTCTGTTTGCGAGGCCGCAAGTATTTTTGTCCGCGTCACAGCGTCGTCACCCAACTCTGTCGTTGTCACCGCCGCGTTTGCTATTTGCGATGTGCCGACCGTCCCGCCCAAACTTGTCAGCGAAACAGTCCCGCCGCCCGCGCCAGACAGGACACCCGCCGCGCTGATGCTGATCGCGCTATTTGCAACCTGCGTCCCGGTTCCGGTTCCGATGCCAGTGATAGCGCCGCCTGATATTGCAATGGACGTGTTCGTGATGACCTCGGAACCGGTCAAGGCGCCAAGGTTTGCCGGGACGCCGGTAAATTCAGCATCCCCCCAATCAAGCGTGTTGAACGTGGCAAGATCGCCCTGCCCGTTGAAGCCGGAAGATGTGAAGGTTGAGCCGACCGTGCGGCTTAACCAAGGGTCGGTCCAAGAGCCGGATTGATAGACCTCCTCAACCCGCGCCCGCACATCGTAATTGACCCCCGGCAAGAGCCCCCAAATGTTAACGCTTGTCGCATCCGGCTCCGCCACGACCGTTGAAACCTCAGTGTCACCATTCCGGCGATACTGGATCGTGATAGAGTTTGCCCTTGCAAGCTCGTCGCCTGAGAGCGCCGTCCACGACACCTTGATACCGGGGAAGGTATAAGTGCCGTCTGTCGTGTCGCCATCGGCCAAGGTGAGGCCAGCCAAGGCAATGGCGGCGGTTGCGTCCGCATCAACGACAATGACCTGCTCAGGGCCAAGCGTGGCCGGGTCCGAACCATACCGAACCCGCACAAAATACGTGGCGCCCGGTTCCGCTGGAAGGTCATAGCCAAGTGAGGCGTCCGCTTTGGAAAGGGAAACCTGCCCGCTATAAACAGCATCCGCCGGCTTGCGATAATCGATATTGACCACCGAGACCCCGGCAGGGATGCCCACGCTTGGGGCGGAAACCGCAATGACCGGGCGCGTGTATCCTTCCGCGCTGGTGAGCGTGCCGCTTGCAGCCGTCCAGCCCGTCGGGGTTGGAACGTCATTGGAGGCAACCCCAACGGAAACCTCTATCTCCTGCCAGCTTCCGGGGATGCCCGCATAACTGATATATCGCACCCGGACAGAATAGATACGGGCCTGCTCTGCCCCGTTTATCCGATAGCCATTTGCGGCTTGCTGCCGGGAGAGCGTGGCAATCGGAACATAGCTTGCATCCCCCGCAACGGCGGTTCCGGACGAGGCGTATTGGTCTCCCCGGAAATCGAGCGTAAGCGTTGCCGAGGCTTGGCGCTTGGCCTGAATTTCCACCTGCCCGATGGTAGCCGGGATGGTGCCCCCGGGGTTTACGTCAATCGACGTATAGGATGCCCCCTGCACTCCGGTATAGGTCGAGGACACGGCGGTCCAGCCGGTCGGGGTCTGTGTGGTCGGGAATGTCGGATTGAGGGTTGTCGCCGCTGTTGCGTCCCGCTCCTCCGTGTTCTCATTCCATGACCATTTGGCATCCGTCTCGGACCGGGCAACGATGCTCACCGTTCCGTCCGGGTTGATGGTCCGCTTGATGAGCTTGTATTTGCCGTTAACCGCCGCGCCGAAGCTGTCGCTATCGAGCGTGAAAACTTCGTTTTCGCTGATCTGCAACGCCTTGATTTTGTATTTCCCGGAAATCTCCCGAGGCTCCCGCTTGTCGGCCGCGTAAATCTTGGCGAGGCGCTGCACAACCCGGTGATCTTGAACCGATCCAAGGGAAAGGTCTGTCCAGAGCTCTACGCCATCATCTTCCGTTTCCCATGTGGAGTTTCGATAGGCCGGGGCATCGGTCCATTCATACCCAAGCGCCGGATCGAAAAACTTGGCCTTGCAAGCATTGGCCGTTGTTCGGATGGAGGCGCCGGAAGTGACCTTGAATTTCCCGGCAAGATCATCGTCTGTCAGGGTAACGGCCGCAGTCTGTTGCTCCCCGGCATAACACGCAATCTTCCCGGAACGGGTTGTGATAACGCCCGCCATAGCAGAGGAGAACATGCCCAAGACGGAGAGGGGATCATCATCCGCCGTGACCACGCAACCGCCGCCGGTATAACGCTTGATAGCCGCGCCACCGCCTTTGACGTTTACGCTCTCATCGCAGACTGCCGCCGCGTCTGAAAAGCTGTCATAATCGATCAATTCATCCGGGATGCCGAGGCCCAAGACAAGCTGACTATTCATGTAAACGCCCCGGATATAATCCAAGGCCCACAGCGCCGGGTTCTGCGTCCATGCCTGAAAACCTGCATTGGTTGGATTGTTGCCCGGCGAGCTATCAAGACGCGGATCATAGATGCCTGTCCGACCCCGAACCTTGAACATCGGGCGAGGCCGGCCAGTTGTCCAAACCTCCGGGTCATACTCAAACCGCACATGAGCTTGGCAAACGCCTTTTCCGATATGCGTGGAGGTTTGCCACTCCGTAATGTCCCCTACGGCCTGAGTGAGAGGCGAGGCGCTAATGCCGGTATCTCCAAGGCCGAACTCAAAGAACGCCTTACCCGCCCACTTGGAAGGCGCTGTGAGCGTGCCGCTGGAGCCGCCGTCCATGGTGATGACCTCACCGGAAAGCTGGACCTCCTGAATAGCGGAGTAAGGCCCACCGTCACCGAGCGCGATAATCATGTGATAGTATTTGTTATCCGCGCCCGTCACCGCATCAAAAACAGGCTGTCCGGCTAGGCCGGTTTCACCATAGATAAACTGCCTTGGCGCGTTCGCCTCCGGGGTGAGATTAAGAGCCCAGCCGGGATTAGAAACGGATACAGGCTGAGGCTTGGGAGCAAACGTCTTTGACAATGCCGAAAGGCCGGCCGTGACAAGGAAGCGCCCGCCCCAAGTGACGATTGCAGCGGCAGTTGCCTGACTGAACCCGGCAACCATCAGAAACTTTGTCGCCGCCGTAACGATGTACGGGATTATTTGGGGCATTTTAATCTCCACGCGAAATCGCAACGCGATAACGGAAAGCGTTGTAAACCTATTTTCTGCGCTAGGAAAATGGCCGACCCGCCATCATGAATGCCGAGTGTATCAAACGGCTCGCTTTTAATGGCGACGATATCCCCCCAACGTGCCTTGGAAACCGCCACAGACGGCCCTAGAAAGCCGTCCGTGTTTTCTTTGATGGTCTGGCCCGTTGAGCGCAAGGAAAGCAGCCCTGAGCGCATACTGTCCCATTTGCGAAGCTCTGGCATAATGTCCTGCCCGGTCCACTCCTTCACCCACCCAACAGCAAGGCGGACGCAATCAAATTCTCGGTAATCCATCGAGGCGGTCCGCCATGGAGCAAGGTATCTCTCTAGGCGGGCCTTGTCGCGCATCATCTTTGATTGATGACAAAGCCGCCAGCCCCACCGCCGCTATTGCCCCCACGACCCCCCGGATTGTTCGTGACCGCACCGCTACTTCCCGAGCCGCCCCAATTTTCAGGATCACGCAAGGCCGCGACATAGGAGTAAAACTCGTCGCCTGAATAGATCTCCTGCTGGTCGCTGTCGGTGCGGCGGCGGACGGTCTGGCGAAGGCGGGCGCCTACGCTATCCAGAAGCGTCACCCGGACTTCAACCCCCTCCGCATCCTCTTCGACTTCGGACGTATCCACGCGCCCGAAAAATCCAAGCCACGGATCATAGGTGATCGTATTTTCTGCATCACTAAAGAACCCGAAATAGATCGAGGCGCTTCCACCGCGGCTCAATTCATCGAGAGCCTCAGCTTTGAGAGAGGCGTCCAGACCGGAAAGGCCAATAACCACCTTGCCCGCTTTCGCTTCCGCCGTGCTTTCGATCTTTCCGATATATCCAAGATCGCCAGCGCCGGCCCACGTCTGACCGTCCCACGTCAATTCCCCAATGCCGGAAAACAGGCGATAGGTTCCCCCGGCCAAAACCAGCTTGACCAGAGCGAACGGATAATAGACCGGGTTTTCGGTGTATGTATCGAGATTTGATGGAAAGCTCACAGAAGCCGCTCCCGGAATTTCGCTGTAATCGATCGCGTTCCCTGATGGCCTGCAAATTGCTCCGCAGCTTGCGCCGCATCAGCCGGCAAGAACTCGCCTGTCGCATTCACGATTGTCACCGCCACGTTATCTGTCGGTGACCGGCGAATACGGGGGGCAATGGGAATGGTCATGTCTCCGTTGCTGTCGGCAAAGCAAGGGGCCGTAACAACATGTAACTCCCGGAAGGTGCCGTTCTCAAAGCAGATGTAATCCCCGGCATTGAGGCCGTCGCCCTCTGACCAGCCATCCGTCACCAGAGAGGTTCCAGTTTGAGAGCCGCCATTGATCAGGGGCGTTGGCGTCGTCACCCACCGCAAGGCGTATTCGCCGGTCACGAAATTGAGAGACAAAGAGGTTGCATGAGGATGCCCAATGGGTCGGCCTGCGTCGTAATAATCGACAGGACGCGGACAGTGCGGCCCGATGTAAACCGTATCCTCCCCGCCGTTCAACTTCGTCAACAGACCGAGCCACTCCCCGGCCTGCTTCCGGGTGAGGGGCGGCATGGAGTATTCCACTTCCCACACACCGCCGAAACGGGCGGCAACCTGAGTGACCCCGGAAATGGGGGAGGGGTATGTTGCCGAATTGGACACAAACCGGACATTGACCGAACGCGGTCCCGGAGAGGAGGGGATTGCTTCTGGCATCAGTAGGCCCTCGTAGATTGCTGCATTTCATACATACTGGACAGAGAGGCGTCGACGCTAGTGCGAACCAGCCTTGGGCCTTCCGCAGCAAAAGCCGCGCGGATCATTTCCGCGGTGCCTTCCGTAGCGTAACGGGCATCGATGTTGACCACCTGCACGGGAGCCGCCGCCGCGGCCGGCGCGACTGCACCGCGGGCACCTTGGGCGCTCGCTACTGACAATTGCGCCCCGGCTATCTTGGCCCCGAGGTCCACAACGTCGCCCCCGGACGTGCCTGTGGCCATGCCGGTAACTGTGCGGAAAATGGAGTTGATGGGGCCTTCAAACCATTCTTGGAACGCCAGCCGGGCGAGCTCCGCAATCATGAAGTCGATCAGGTTGGTAAACTCCAAGCGGCCGGTTCTGACAAACTGAACGAAGGCATCCTCCATTTCCTTCATTGCCCCGTCGACGAAAGCCTCCTCCATGGCCTTGGCCGCCTCCTCCGCAGCGTCCGAAAGGGCGTCAAATGCTTGCTTACCCCCCTCCTTGGCGTTGTCCAATGCCTCTTGGATTGTCACCGCGCCTTCGCGGAAATAGGCCCCCATCAATTGGCTTTCCATCTGCGCTGCATCCAGATCGATAACCCCCCGCAACGGGTCAAGAACCCGATCCGGATCAACCGGCGTATTCCCACCGCCGGGGCCATTGAAGTCAAACCAGCTATCGATAGCATTTTGCACGCTGGCGACGGCCTCTTGCGGTGAGGCAAATTCCCGGCCGGACCACTCCACGCCGTAGATTTCCCGGAGCCAATCAATCTCCTGACGGATGCGGCGCGTCTGCTCGTCGATAAAGTCCTCTACACCCGCCCGGCGGTCGTCCGTTACAAGGCCCATCCGAAGCTGGCCCTCAAGGGTTTCCACCAGCCCGATCATGCCTCTTATGCGCTGCTCGGCCTCATAGACTTCCCGCTCCGCCCCCTCCGAGAACATAGCGAGGCCCAACCGATCGAACAGATTTGTATAATCAGAGGTTATCTCACCGAGGGCCACGCCCACGTCTTCCAGCATCGGGACGATATCCCGTGCCCACTCCATCATCTGTTGAGCCGCCGGCATGAAGGCTTCACCAATAGACACCGCCGCATCCCGGATTTCTGCCGAAAATGCCCGATATTGATTGGTGGCGCCATCAGACGTTCGGGCGGCATCGCCTTGGGCGTCCGCCGTGCCGCGCATAATGATGTTCAGGCGGGCTTGAGCGGCCGCTAATTCGCCCGCTTCCTCACGCCCACCCGCGAACCCCATATTCAGGAGCTCTTGTTCCAGCCGCGCCTCGTTGATTATGACGCCATAACGCCGGACGGTTTCATGGTTCCCCACAATGGCGGATTGAAGCGCCCGGACAGTTTCCGGCTCTGACTGGTTGTTGAAGCTGGCCAGATCAACCGCGAGGGTTGTCAATTGCTGCGAGAATAACGAGGCCTCCCGGCGAGTGGCGCCCAGCGGAACAAACGTATCCTGAAAGGTGGACATGTATTGTTCAAGCGCGATGCTGGACCGGCTTACATTGTCCGCGGTTTCCTGCGCCCAAGCCCGGGAGGCATCCGATAGATACCCGAAAACAGCATCAAACCGGGAGCGGATTTCCTCCGCATCCGCAGCTTGGCGAACCGCCAACCCGATGCCCGCCGCAATGGCCACACCCGCAACCGCCGCAGCGGCCCCAAGGCGGCGGAACATGCCGCCCCACTGGCGCTCCATGCTGTTGGCTGTCCGGCCCGTTGCGTGCTGTGCGTTCCGGAGCGCAATTTGGAGGTCACGCATGTCGCCGGTAATGTGGACTTTGACTTCACCCGCGTTGGCCATTGTGCTTTTCGTCCCATTCTATAGCGGCTTGGATTTCATCCGGCGTAGGAACATCCGGCCCGCCTGCACCGTGAAACTCGGCAAAGCCCTCAGCCGCCAAAATCCACTCTAACAGGGAAAGCGCCCAAAAGTCACGAGAGGGGAGGCCCATTTTCCCGAGGCCCAACTTGATCCAAGCCTGCCAAGGGATATGGTCTAGGTCTTCGCCTCGCCCCCGTCGGCTTTTCCCGAGGAAGGCATGCTCGCATTGATGCACTCAGCGACCCCCTTGGCGATGGGGCCAACATCCCGAGCTGTCTCAATGGCGGATGTATCCACCGCACCCCCGGCTTGCGCGAAACGAACCGCACAGGCCAAGAGGTGTTTCATTGAAATTCCACTCCGCATACTCGACAGGAGCATGCGATAATCAATGCCGGTGTCTGCTTCGATTTCCGCCATAGCCCTGAGCGTGGAAACGAAAATGAATTGTTCGCCGTTAATTTCTACCGCGACTTCGCCGCGTGCGTTATTTGTCATGTCTGCACCTTATGCCGACTGGTTAACTTTTACGCGGCCGAGAACGACCACGCATCGCCGCTGGTCAATTCGATTGAGAAGGTGCCTTCCGCCTCGTAACCAGCTTCATGATCCAAGCGGGTGATGACAAACGCGCCGGTATAGGTGCCGAAATCAGGAATGACGATTTCGAAATTCCGAAGCGTGCCAGCCTCAAAATCCGTTTCCAGCGTGCTGTCGGTCGCGCCGTCCGTGAAGACGCCGGTAAACGAAACCGTTGCCTCTTTCACGCCGCCGGCGGTCAACAACTCCCGGGCATTGCCCGAGCTGTCCGCGTTTGTAATGTCGATGGGGCGACGGTTCCGGGAAACACGGATGGTCCGCATCCCCGCAATCGCGGTAAAGGCTTCCGTGCCTCCACCATCGCCAATTTTGAGCAAGTATGCCTTGCCGAGCTGTGCAGCCATGGTTCTGTTCCTTTCAGTTGGCCGGTCCGATGAGTGCGCGGAAAGTTACCACGCCCGTTATTGAATTAGAAGACGCCCCACCGCCGCCCTCAGCCGCGTCCAGAAGGCCGGGGATAATTTCCGTTCCCTGATACCGGAACATGACCAAGCGCCTGTCCGTGGACGGCTCAACGCGAATAGGGCCGGTTGTGAAGTCCAAGGTAAGCGAAGCGCCCTCCATAGGGCTTTCTGCAAGATTGAACCCGTCCCGGCCAGCTAGGACCGATCGGATACGCTCGCAAGCCTTGGCTACATCTGTGTATCCCGTGTTATCCGCCGGGCCGCCGCGCTTGAATGTCGCGTGAACCCGCATCTGGATATCGTCCCCGTCAAAATTGCCCGCGGACCAATCCAGCATGGAGATCGGCTCAACCGTGATAAACGGGAAAGCCTGATCGTCCGGCGCCTCATAGGCGAAGGTGTAGAGCGTGCCGCCCATCTGTTGCTGCAACAGGCCGTCGCCGTCCAAGCCTTCAATCATAGTCCTTATGAGGGGGAGCAGGGCGGTCATGCGCTACACCCCGAACAGGCGGACAGCCGCCCAATTCACGACATCGTGAATGCGTTGCTTGTTCTCGTTCAGCGCCCGGGACATGAAAGGCCGGCCCCCACGGCTCGCCGGTTTGTATTCCAGAGCCTTGGAGTATTCCGCCCGGGACACAACGCTTGCGCCGTGTGGTGTGCGGTCCACGTCAACCATGCTGGCCAAGGTGTTGGTGTCCGCCATGGGGTATTCTCCTGCGGCGGAACCTCGCGAGCCATCCCCACGCGGCCGGCCCGTTGCGGGGCCGCTGTTGATGTTCTCGACAATACGAGCCTGCAAATCCACCGCAGCCGTATGCGACGCCTCCCGGATAAGGCGGCGGCGAGCGTCCCGTTCCATTTTCTGGAGATTGACGCGCAACGCCTCCACTCCTCTAACATCTAGCCCAAAGCTCATGAGAACCCCTGAACACCCGCCGGAGCGATCAACTTGCCGGGCGGGCCATCTTCTTCCGGGGAAAGGATAACATAGGGGGCCGAGCGCTCCCCCGCATCGGTCGTGACAAACGCGGCGGGCTCCTGATCGGCATCGATAGATACGGTTGGCTTTTGAAGCCAAACGCCGCCGGTAGAGATCAGAATGCGAGGCTCCAAAAGCATGTCCTCACCGGAAAGCGCATCCTCGCCAAACCAGCCGGGACGCGATTGCTTGGCTCCCGCCTTGCTCGCATAAGCGTAAAAATAACCGCTAGACATTATCCTGCCTCCTAATTCCCGACCAGAGCCTCAAGCTCGGCATTCGACAGACGCCGGGGCCAAAACTCAATGTCGGTAATAAAGCCCGACCAAGTGCCGCCGGAGAAAACATTCCCGATGCCGAGCGATGTGGGATCAGCAGCCCATTGCCCGCCGCTATCGGTCACTTGCGTTGCCCCTGTCATGGACGCCGCCATGTCATCCGGAGCGTAAGCAATTGCGCCTTTGATTGACGTCCCGACAGTAAACGATGTGGACGATGATCCGAACGCGATGCCGACGCCGCCCGCGACGACATAGGGCACCATGAGAGCGCCGGATTGATAAAACGCAATGTAATCCGTGTTAGCCGTTTTCGAGATTGCCGCCACAAATGGCGTCGATGCCGTCGGGAACTTTGGAGCCGTCGTGTCCTCAATATGCGGAACCGCCTCAACATAAAGCGTTGCCGCGTCTGCATCAAACCATGAGCCTGCATCGACATTGTAAATGCTCGCCGCGCGAGCCGTTGCAGCGGTCCCGCTGTCCGGCATCATTGGCGACGTCGGTGAGTTGTTGTTCTCGAATTGAGGCGCGGATATCCGGAGCGTGAGATCAACAGCACCAACGCCGTCCGACGTGATCCGAATGCCCCCCATAGTATCAACAGCCGAGCCGCCGCCGGTCATGACGCGCGTCAGATAAAACCGCCTGCGCGTTGCGTCCAGCGTTCCCGAAATATCAAGGACGCTCGTGTTTTGCGATACGCCGCCCGCATTAAACTCGTGAAGCGTCAATTCAACCTTATCGACATTCGTGAGGCTTCCCGCCACGATCTCGACGCACACCGAATTGCAATAATACTCGCCCGCCGACATGGATTTGGTCGCGCGAGGCGCAAACAGAAACTCGTGATATGCCGCGCCGGACGCTATGACGTATTTTGCCTCCATTCCCGGCCAGCCGTTTTCGGTCGTCTGGTTGGCCTTGGTGAAAGTGAAACCGCCGACATTGTAAATCTCTGCACCCGCCGGGAGATTGTAGGCCCCAAGGTCGCCCTCCATGCGAACCGCCGTCGCGTAATTCGTAATCGCGGGCTCAACAAGGGTGCCGCGCGGGCCGATTGCCGCAACGCCGCTCGCGAACTCGGTCAGCGCCCCGACCGCCCCGCCGGAGGTCCAGTCCCAATCCGGATAAAAATGTTTGGACGCCCGCGTGACCGTCGCGACATTTGCGAAGTCTGATGTAATCGCCATTCTATGCCCTCACCTGACAAACCCACGTCGCCTCCGCGGGATCGCGGGCAACTGAAACAATCGTGTAGTCGACGCTTTCAGCGGTCAAGGTATCCCCGGCCGCCGGATCGACGCTGAAACTAAACGCCAACAAAATCGCTTTCCGGTCACTGATCGGGATACCGCCTTGCGCCCGGGCAGCGTCCGAATAATCCTCCACAAACCCCCGACCGGAATAATCCGTGTCCGCGGCGCGTGAGGTTGCCCCATAGGCATCTTTCGTGGCCGCGCCGCGCTTGGACAGGGTCATGTCCCAAGCGGTGCCTCCAAGGCTATTCACGCCGTTGTAAATCGTTTCCGGGAGGTTATCGAGCAAGGCCATCAGGAGAGTGTGAGGCGAACGTTCGCGCCCCCTCCATAGCGGCCAATGACGAGAGGCGCCACGATGCGTTCCGCCAAGGCGTAAGATTTCTGGAAGGACGCGCCATCTTCATACTCGACCGAAACCGAGCCGGCTTGCGCCTTTTTAACCTGATCGTCCCGGGACTGTGTCGACACAAGCGCCGAACTGATAGCCTCCAAAGCCAATTCCGCGGTGGCGTTTTCCACCATGACCGGAACGGAGTTGTCCAGTTGCCGATCTTCCGGGTCATAGGCCCCGGAACGCGGCCAATTCAGAGCCTGAGCGGTATCGTGCAGGGCGCCAATCCAGATAAAAGTAGCATCGAGGAATTGCGTGGCCTTCCGCAAGGCGGCTTCCTTGGCCGGCGTTGCGGCCGCGCTCCAGACGCTATCATTCCGATTTGACCAATAGGTGTCAGCATCCTCGACCGAAAGATAGCTTTCAGCGGTAGATAGGCCGGTTCCATCCTCGGTTATGAGCGCCATGCTTCATCCTATTTTTTCTTTGCCGGGGCCTTTCGCTTGGCCGGGGCTTTTTTCGCCGGCAACGCTTCGCCGGCCTGTAGTTTTTCGACCTCGGCCGCGGTAAGCACACGCTGGCCCTTTTTCAGGTCGGATTTGTTGATGCGGGCAAATCCTGCACGCTCATTTTCTGGGACCGCCACGTAGACAGTTTCGATCTTCTTTGGCTGTGCCATCTTGAACCTCATTCAATTAAGAAGAAAAGGGAACACCGGGAGGAGCCGAAACTCCCCCCGGCGGGAGAAAGCCCTAGCCGAGCAGCAGGGCGATGTTGTCCGGCTTCCAAGCCTTCTCACCCCACACAGCGCCGACCGAAATCATTGCTTTCTTGAAGCCCTTGTAGACAGAGACTTCAAAGATGAGGCCCGAGTGGGCGTCTTGGAAAACGCGGCTTTCAGAGGCAGCATCACCGCCCAGCGGCGTGGCCGGCGCACGCATGGCCAGCTCTACAGCGGATTGGTGCAGGGCCACGTTTGCGGTAAAGCTGTCGCCAACAGTGATGGCGTCGTTATCAGCTTCGGCAACCTTGAGGCCGGGTGCGCCAATGGCGAACGATCCACCCGCGAGGGCGGTGTTCACAACATACTTGTGAGCCGTTCCCGCGAAGGTAACAACATCACCTGCAAGGATCGTGCCTGAGCCCGTGTCCGCTGCAATGGTGGTGTCACCAATAGCCGAGGACGCATCGTTCAACAGGTAGCTGGTGCCCGTGCCCTTCGTGTGGGATTGCGCCTGTGCGCTTTCCTTCAACATGAAGCCCTGCAAGTCGAGCAGGGTGCCCTGACGCAGCAAGCGGTCGGAGCCGGCCTCGTTGGCCTTCTGCAACTGTGCAAGCTGGCGAAGGTTGGTCCCGGCCGTGGTTGAAAGGATCATCGACAGGCGGCCATCGTTCACCGGAGCGCCATTGTCCAGCAAGATTTGACGGATTTCTGCGATTTCGTCGAAATTGGAACCGAACGGCGTGGTGCCTGCCGTGCCGAATGCGCGGGAAGCGTTCTGATACGCCTCAATGGCGAGGTCTTCTTCAATCTCGTTGACCAGCGCACGCATGGCCTGTTCGAGTTGATCGCCATAGACCGTTTCAAACCCGGAGCCATTGTTCAGGTGCTTGATATCTTCCCCGGTGTAGGGAATAGGAACGTGGCGCTGGTGCGTGATGGAAAGCGTCTTGCTGTCCACCGTCTGATCGGTCCCTTCCGGGATCGTCATGGACGGCGTGATATCAGCAGCAGCAGCGGCGCGGGTGAAGTGCGAGCGCACATCATCGCCAACCGCGGCTTGTTCGGAACCGTCCGCATTGACGGTAACTGAGGGGATGAAACCGACTGCTTCGCGGCCAACCCGATCAGCGGCCTTGAAGATATCGTTCTCCAGATCGTTAAGAACGTTTGCCATGAGAAAAATTCCTTTCGCTGGCGTAATCAATCAGGGGCTAGTCGACGACTTGGACCCCATCCAATTTGACCCGCGATTGTTCGCGGGGGTGGAGCTGATTAAACGCTTCGCGCTTCATCGTTTTCCCTTGGGGAGTGCCGTTGCCGGAGCCATTAGCCCCGCCGCCAGAGTTTTCAGGGGCGGCTACGAAGTGCTTACCCTGATCTGATTGCGCCCAAAGCGCAACGAAATCCTTGATCCCCTGCCCGTTAATCTGAGCAGAGCGCTGTCCGTCTGCGTCCACGAGGTCGATCTCGTTGGCGCTCTGGATCAGCGATTTTACCGCCGGGACAAATTCCTTTTTGACGCCGGCCCCCGTCAGGGCGTTGGTCAAGCCATTATCCACCAGCAGCTTGCGGTTAACGCTCTTTTCGGCTTCCAAGTCCGTCCGGAGTTTCTCCCGGTCCTTTTCGAAGCGGGCCTCCAATTGAGAACGAAGCTTCTCAATATCGCCTTCTTTTTCCGCCGCCGCCTCTTCGGCTTGCTGGCGGGCCTCCGCCAACTCGTCGATTTGCTTTTGAAGGTCCGAACGGCCGTCCTTTTCCTTCTTGAGCTTGCCAAGTAGCTCATCGTTCTTGGCTTTTAAACCCGCCGTTGCCTCCGCGATGGCCGCGTCGAGCGCTTCTTTTGTGTCGTTTTCGTCTGACATATTCATTCCTTACCCTTAGCCGCCCCTCGGGCGTGAATGCGGCGCAAGATAACCCGCTTGCGAAATAAGAGCAAGCCGGGCCAGAACATGTAAGGGGGTTTACATGCGGTGTAAGGTGTGCCATCTTGTGAGGGTCTAGGGGCATGAGCCCCGCTCACATTGGAGAAAAACATGACCGAGTTAACCCAAGAACAGATTTCCATCTATTCCGACGCCCACAAAGAGGCTTATGGCTTCCGCCCGCGCGGCTACACGCCGGACACCGTGGCCCAATTTGATCGCGATATGGAGGGCTTCATCCGGGAAATGCGCCAAAATGACATAGATGAGCGCACCGGCACCCGCTACACCATCCGGGATGCATACCGGGCCATTCGCCTCATTCAGCGCACCGTGCAGGGCTGCACCATCGAGCGGGCCTTCGCGTTGTTCTTGGATAGCGTGGCCGCGGATTGCCATTCTACGGACTGGCGCAACAATCCCCAAGACTTTGATCACATCCTGTGGGATTTGGGCATCCGCGTTGGCAAATGGAAGCATATTCGCCGCTTCGCCCACAATCTCGATTTGCTCAATTGGGACCCGGTAATCTGGCGCAGCTAGGGCCGGCGCCCCGGCGGGGTTAGCGCCCCGCCACCACCCCACCACCCCCACACAAGGAAACCGAAATGACCCGCAACCGCACCGACACCAGCCGCACCACCGCCGAAACCGAGGCCAGCATTTACACAGCCAAAAGCGCCGCGAAATTCGCCCTCGCTGTAGCCGGCGAAAATTACCTGTATTCCCGCGCCCGCTCATGGCGTGCGGACGGGTATGTCCAAGGCGATCAGGATTACATCGTCACCGCCTACGGCCGCAAGGATGGCATCAAGCAATCCCTCGCCAGCGTCCACGGCTTGAAAGAGGCCGCCGCCATACTGGACATGCTCGGCAAGCCCTTCCCCCTTTCCCCAACCGAAGCAGCATAGGAGGCTCTCATGGCCGCTCTTAGATTTTACTTCTACACCCTGAACGGCGTTGAGCTGGACCACCCCCTGCAAGGGTGCCAGATGACCGCCACCAATAGCGACCTTACACCCCGCTTCCTCGATGAGGAACACGCCGGGCGCCTTGGCTTCCATGAAGTCGCCGGCGGTAAATACCCCCGCTATTTCCGGACAGACCCCAAACGGGGACGCGTCACCATCAAGCCGGATATCCACACAGGCCAGCGCTCCAAAGCGGGCTTCACGGATAAGCGGATCACCACCGATGATTTTGATGGCAAGCCGGTTCTGGTTAAATTCTGGTCTGCCCCCGCAATGGGCGAAGAACGCCCCGGGACTGAGTGGTTTGTTCTGGCGCCACCAGAGTGGTTAAAAAACGTAGACGCTTAATCTAGGCCCGCTCAGGGCGCTGGAAATACACCTCCCCCGCTCCGGCGGGGGTTTTCTTTTACAGGGATATCCCCTCCTTGGCCGCGAGCTCCTGCAAAGTCAGGGTATCGCCCCGCTTGCTCACAAACCGATCGAGCGGAACATCACCACGCCGCCACGCCCTAGCCCGTGCCGTGCCGAGAACATCATTCTGCACCTCTGTAGGCTGGCGCCGTAACCATTGCTCATAAGTCACCCGCTCCGGGGGCGGGAAGCCATCGAGAACGGCCGTGATCTGCGAACGGCAATTGGGGTGTGCAGGAGGGCGCGGACCGCTGCCCTTGGGATATACTTTGCCATCCCGGCCGGCGCATACAATGCTCGTTCGGCTATCCAGAACGGAGGTCCACTGGACACCGCTGACAAGGTCATTGCTGTTGAACACTTCATTCCGGGCGCGGCTTGCCGTGTGGTTAACGGCCGTTCGGATAACCCGCTCTGCAGAACGGCGATTGATAGCCAAAATGCCGTCATTGTAACCCGCCGCCCTCGTGCCCCGGACGCGCTGCATTATGGACCGTGTGCCCTCTCCCTCAACAAACCCCATGCGGACCGCGTCCCGAATGCGCCGGCCCGCATCCTCATCCAGCCCCCGCATCCATTCCCGGAGAAAGCGCCCTTGGAAGGGCCGGGAGTTGACCGCCGTAATAATACTTTCCCGAGAGGGCACATCGAAGGTAGCCCCTAAGACCTGCCCCGCTTGTCGCGCCGTGAATGTCGCCTCATACGCCGCCAGATCATCCATTTCCGCGGACACCAGCCCCGCAAGCTGGTCATATCCTTGGCGCTGGACTTGTCGGACGGATGCAAGCTGAGTTTCTAACCGTGAAAAAGTGTAGGATTGAGGGTCGAGGGAGCGGAGTTGGGCCAAGACGTCGGCCTCAACCCGCGCCAGTAATGTAACAGCCTTCTGAACCGTCGCGTTACTGTAGCGAAGCAAACCCACCTGATGCCGAACCGTGCGGTCAAGCAATTCATCAGCGGGGGACATGGCTTATTCCTCGCCATCTGGCACCGGCGGTTCGCCCACCACCGGGAGGGCCGGCGTCTCGTTTTCCAATTCCTCGGTGTGCTCCTCCAAGGTCTTGTTCTGGTGAATGACCTCACCTCGCTGCAAGGCAAGGAACAGGTCTTCCCGGGTGATGCCACCGCCCTGCCACGCGGCCATGATGGCTGTCAGGGATTGAGCGTCCATAGGCTCCGCCACGAAATCCGTGTTCAGGGAAAGCTCTACCTCCCCGGAAATGCCGGCCCACTCCGACACCCACAACATGACCACGTTAAGCCCCTCAGAAATGTTATTGGCGACACTGGACAAAATCGAATGCTCACCGGAGCGGTGAATGCGAGCCGTGCCCTCACTCTCCACCATCTTGCGATCTTCCATAAGCATCCGGGCGCCCAGCGTGGCCATGTCCCGGCGCTTGTCCTCCATGCCCTGCCTGATAGCCCCGAGGCCCGCCCCGCCAAACTCAAGGAAGAAGGCGGCGCCATCTGCCCCGAAGATCAGCCCCTTGGAAGCCCCCAGCGCCACCTGATCGCCCTCTTCCAATTGCAGGTTCACAAAACAGGGGGTCGGGTTGGCGGTCCACATTAAGCCCCATTGCAGAAGGGCGCTATCGTTCAGATGGTGCCGGTTCGCCTCCGCCATATCGAACAGAGGCGGCTTGGGCGGGGTGCTGACATGGCCCCGGCGGGAGAAGGCCCGGAAGGGGATGCTCGTTAACTTTTTGCCGCGTTGCGTGGGATAGAACGGCTCTTGGGTCATTTCCCATGAGGCGGCCTTGGCCCCGCCTTGCGTTTTCACGCGCTCATAAACCCGGACAAAATAATACCCGCCCTCATCCAAGGACAAAACCCGGACGCGCTCATTGGCGATGGTGGAAAACTCGTCCTCCGGGTCGGGCGCGTAAAACTCCTCATGCAGCCTGACCTGCTCAAGGACGCGATCCGCGCCCCGCGTGGCCTCTTGCATGGCGAGAATGCTTTCTGCCCTGTAGAGGCGGGCGTATGGCCTTAGACCGCGCGTTTCAGCATCCGCCTTTGTCACCCCCTCCCCTTGCGGCGGGTGATCCACCAGAACGCCGCAGAAGCCGGACGTTATGACCTCCTCTGCAATCTCCTCCGCAAGCTGCGTGACGGAGCGGCCATCGCGGGTGATATCCCGCTTATACTCATCAAACGCCTTCGGATAATTGAAGGCCGGCGGCTTGCGGAAGATCAGGCCGCAGAGCCCCTCCACCGTGCGCTCCGTGGCGCCTAGGAAATACGCCCGCTCCTTGAAGGTGCCATAAGTGCTATCATCATGCCCGGGCAATCGGCCGATGTGGTCTTTGGCCTTCTGGCCGCCCTCCGAGAAATCCCGGACCAACGTCCAGCTATCCACTTGTTTTTGCATCACTGGCGAACGATCGCCTACTGTATTGGTCATCCGAAACCCACCTTGATCGAGGCGGCCTGACCGCGCCGGAGATTTTCTAAGCCATAGCGAACGCTATCTATAACGTGGTTTTTCGCATCTTCCAAGACGGGCAGAACTTCTCCCGTTTTCTTATCCGTCTTGTAACGATAAAAGGTGAGCTCATCGATGGTGTGCCGGCATCGGGGATGGACAACGATATCAAAGTTTTTGACAAACTCGATGCCGTCCTCAACAGAGCCAACCCCCTTGCGGCTAGGCTTGATATTCGGGAAGCCGTGGCGCTTCATGTAATCGATGGTTTCCGGCCGGGCGCTATCCGCAATGAGGGGCCATTTACGGGAGCCCTCGATGGTATCGAAAAGGGCCGGCGTGTCCTCGATGGTGCAGCGCACCTTGTAAGCCTCTTGGTCAATGAACAGGGTGTTGTCCCTGATCCACATGCGGACCAGAACCGTAGGGTCCACCGAAAAGCCCCAATCTGCACCGAAATAAAAGCGGGCATCATCCGGGGTTTCGAACTCCTCCTCCCGCCAATTGTGGAACACCCGGGCTTCGCTGTGGACCTGATAGCCGCCAAGCCAAACGTGAGCGTATTTATCCGGATCTCTGGCCCGGTCATATTCCATATCTTCCCGTAGGACTTCCGGGAAAAACGGGTTGTCCATGTAATTGGCCTTGACGAGAACGGAATTAGGGGGCGCATCCCCTCCCCGGAAAAAATCATCTACAGGGTCTGTTGGCTGGTCCGGGTTCCAACCGAACCACAGCTCGGACGCCTCTTTCCGGATGGTCGGCCGCAGCACATCCAATGAGGATTGCGATAGCGTTTGCGCCTCCTCGACCCACACCCAATCATAGCCCTCCAAGGACTTCACATTGTCCTTGGTGTGGTTCTGCATCCCCAAAAAATTGATAACGCCTCCCCCGGGCGTATCGATATGGTTTTGCATAAGACGGAAGCCCCCGAGGCCATATTGCCGGATTTTGCTTTCAATCAGAAACTTGGCCGATTGCTCTAGGGTTTTTTGAACCTCCCGGATACACAGCCCCCGCACACCATGGCCGTTCCAATGCTTGACCGCCGCCATGGTGGCGAAGGTGTGAGACTTGGCCGAGCCACGCCCACCGAAGGCCCCCTTGTAACGAGCCGGCCGGAACAGGGGCTGAAAGACAGGCGGGAGACTAACCCTTGCCTTCATGGCTTTCCGGGCTGTCTGTAAAATTGATTTCCAGAGATGTGGCCAAGGGCTGGCCGTCTATGCCGCCAACCTCATGGACGGAACGCTCCTTCCACCCCATCCGGGTTTTGGCCCAAAATATGAGGGCGGTCGTATTGCCCCGCCTGCATTGCTGGTGGAGAGCCTCCGCTACCGTGGCATTGGCTACGGCTATACCTCGACGCAACTCCTCGCCGTAATACTTTTTGAGGGTGCTTTCAGATATCCCCACCGTATCCGCAATCTGGTCTTGCGGGAGGCCGTAACCCGAAAGGGCCTTGACCTGTTGGCGGGTTTTTTGTGTTGGCTCGTGCGCCTTGCGACCTGCCATATTGTCCCGGCCGCTTTACGACCGCCTCCTAGAGTGGACCTGATTTATAAATCAATTTGCTTTCGGCCGCCATGCGTGCCCGAAATTATCCTTACCGCCACCAGACGGCATCCCGGCGCGATCCAACAGCCGGTCAACCTCCTCATCCTCCATGGACAGGCGCTTCATGATTTCTTCCTTGTCCGCCCCTTGGTCTGAGAGGAAGCGCACAATATCCGCCATGGGGACAACTCCGTGCGTTCCCCGGGCGCGGTTGTGCCGGATAGTCGACATGCGGTGATGCAGGGGGTCTGCGTCCACAATGACGGTCGGAACCCAACCGCCGAACCTCTCCTCCAATTCCGGATAGCCGCTGACCGTGTAACGGTGGAAGCCGTCCACGATGGTCATATCCGGGAGAATGACAATCGGTTGTGTCCAGCCGTCCTCTAAAATGGACGTGATCAGGAGCTTCATTTCTGGCGCCGCCACCTTGTTCGGGTTGAAGTCGTTGGGGCTTAATTCTTCCCTGTGACGCCACACAACCGCGGAAACCGGCTGGCCCTCAATTGCGCTAGTAACGTGTGCCGGCTTCGCCATCTTCAAACTCGCTCATATCTGCACCCTTCCGGGCGTTTGTTGCTTGGGCCGTCATGCTGCCAGCCCGGCGGGCTTTCAAATCCCCCCGGTTAACCAGCATCGCCAGATAGCGCCACGAAATGCCCGTGAGGGGGTCGGCCTTCTCCATCTGCACCGGCCGGCCTGTCAATTGCCTGTGACGGGCCAAGAGAGACTTAATACTGGCGGCAATCGCCGTCCGGTATTCCTTGGGGTAGAGGTCAAGCTGTGAGAACGTCCATTGCTTCCACGTCATGCCGGGCGGGGGCTTCTCCATCTTGCCCCAACCGTAGAGCTCCGTCTTGGCATACCTGCCAGCCGTGGCCGCTCCGGGAACGCGGGCGATCATCTTTTCCCAAAGATCAGGCCAGCATTGGGCGTAAATCCACAGGCCCTTGAGCGGCTCCTCCCCATAGGGCGGGCAGACCCGTTGGTCATGGGGCGACATGCCCGCCATGGCCATCAGGTCATAGGCCCGGTTATAATCCCAGCCGAACATGCGGGGGGCGGTCCACACGTCCGCCGTGGTCCAGTCATAGATGGGGGAGCAGGGGTAGCTGTAACCATCACGGGCGCCGCCGATCCAATTATCTTTCAGCCGCATAGCTACAGCGCGATACCGGCGGAGGCTCTCATCAGCCCGAAGGCCCCGCAAATCTGCCACCGTGCCATGCTCCGGGCCATAAACCTTATGAGCCAATTCCGGGACGCCCTTGCCCGGTTCAAAGCCGGGAAAGGTGATTACCCCTTCCGGGGGCATGGGGCGACACCAGAGGTCTTTTTTCTCCGGGTCCCAGCAAGTCCAATAAGGCTCCTTCCGGGAGCAGGCGTTCCTGTGAACGATGGGGGTGCAAAGCCACTTGAACCGCACCTCCTCCATTTCCGCCACCCGGCGGACATAGTCGATGGTTTCCGGGTGTATGGCTTCTTCATCCCAAAAATACACATCTAGGGGGAGCCGCCCCTCTTCCCGGGCAACCTGCAAAGCGAGGTTCAAGACCACCGTGCTGTCTTTGCCGCCGGAGAATGACACCACCACCTTGTCAAAGCGCCTGTAACAATCCCGGACGCGCTCTAGGGCGGCATCATATACGTTGGCTTCTACAAGCTCTTTCTTGTGGACCTTGGGCATTACTTGGTCCGGATATCTTCCAGATGCTTGGCGCTCACCCCGTCAACGATAGTGCGGTTCAGCATCGGATGCTCCTCATCCGTTGGCCCAAAGTCGCTGTCCGGGTGATAGGCCAGAACGCGCATGTCCTCCGCGAACGGGGTTCGGAACTTGTGTTGGCCTTCCGCGTGAATGGTGAAGATCATGCCGGGGCTTAACTCCACCACCCGCTCACCTTCCCCGTCCCCGTTGTCGAACACGCACTCCCCCCGGCCGGACATGATCATCCCGATGCGGTCTGACGGGTGCGTGTGGCTGGTCTGGTCAATCCCCGGCGGGAAATAGAGCAGGTTGAGGCACGGGTCGCCCATCTTGGGCGGGGATGCCAAGAGGCTGTCCGTGCAGCCATCGATGTATTTCAGGCGGCCCTCATGCTCGATCGGTCCACCGATCTGAAAGTAGCCAAGCCAATCCTCCCGGGAAACGGCAATGCCGTGGCCCTTGAAGGGTTGCACGCTGCACTCCCCCGGGACCACCGCGAACATGCCGGGGCGCAACAGGAAGTCGCCCACAGACGGGACGCTGAGGAACGCCTCCCCATGAGCGTAAATGTAATGGGTGTCACCCGCGGAAAGCTTGCGGCCCAATTCATGGGAAAAGACGGTGAGGTAAGACGGGAACTTGCGGTCCAGAGGGACCATCAAGTGCGGCTTGACGGGCCACTCTGAAAAAGCCCTGCCGTGTTCTGCCGAAGGTGCGTTTGTCATTACCTACTCCTTGCAAAGCCGGAGCGCATGGAGGAGCGCGTCCGCCGTGGTGTCATAGCCGTTTGATTTCTTGATTTCCCGGAGGATCGTGAACGCCTCTTGCCGCTGTTCGTAATCCATTGGCACGGACAGGGAATAGTTTGAAGCCGCCTGACTGCCGTTTTCCGGGCCGTCAGCGGCCGCCTCCTCTCCCTCCGGGGTGTCCGCCTGCAAACCGCCCGGGAAGCCGTCCTCGGCCATTTCTAGGCCAAGGGCCAATTCTGCCGCATCGTCGCTTATGCGCCCGAGCTCATCATCTGAAAAGCCGGTAAGGGCTAAATCAAAATCGCTTTCCCCCAACTCCTCCAATTCGGACGCCAGCATTTCAATGTCCCATGAGGAGGACAGGGCCAGCTTGTTGTCTGCCAACGCATAGGCCCGGCGCTTGTCCTTGGACCACCCGGTAACGGTGGCGGCCGGGACGGTTTTTATGCCTAACTGCTCCGCGGCCATAACCCGGCCATGACCTGCAATAATCTCGCCCGCCTCATCCACCAGAACGGGCACGGTCCAGCCGAACTCCGCGATACTGGCCGCGATCTGATCTATTTGTTCCGGGGTGTGGTGGCGTGCGTTGCGGGCGTAGGGCACCAAATCAGCAACGGTGGCCTTGCGGACGTTAGACGCCGGCCAATCTTTTATAGGGGGTGTTTTTGCCATTCTTCGCCTCGCGCCGGCCTAGCCGATGGGTTGCTTATACGACGCTTCCGGGAAAAGACAAACCGTAAGTTATGGCGGCCGGCCGTGGGCCTGTTTAATCCCGGAGGGGGCAACCTGTCGGGAACCGCCAAGATGGAGGGCGCCGTGGAAACCGAGAAGCACGACACCCTCCAATGCTGTCCTTGGGCTCTCATTATCCACGGAAGCAAGAGACCCTTATCAGCCCCTTACACGGGACGCAAGGCCCTATCCCTCGGAAGCTTTTAGTAACCTTATGGCCCGCTGCAAATAGAACTCGCGCCAATACTGGATTTCGCCGGCGAGCTTCAACAACTGGCCCGGCGTGGGCATGAAGCGGGCATCCGAGCGGCGCCACGCTACACAGGCGGCTTCCAATATATCCGCCGGAACCTCACCCATGTCGTCCACCCAATCGCGGACGTAGATACGGCTTGATGCCTCGTCCCGCTGCCGATCCCAATAATGGACCGTCAGGGCTTCTATCCGCCCCGCTATTTCCTTGGGCGTCGCCGGCTTGCACAGCACCTCCAAGGCCTCGATGGTCCCGGACAGGGCGTTCCATGCCTGCGGTGTGCTGAACAGATCAGCCCCCGCGTTCGGCTTCGTTAACAGCTTCCAGCCAAGCGTTCCTTCGAGTGACGGTGCTGGCGCGTCCTTTGTTGGCAGAACCCTGCCCCTTGAACTTGACCGCTTTTCTACACCAGTTTCGCCATGTGGCGAACCAATCGGTTTTGACGCCGTCACGTCCCGGCTTTGCGATCCAATGGTCGCGGAATGTATCTGCTTCATGGTTTATATCCTCGGTTGTCAGCTCTGTGTTGTCTGCCGCCCACTTACCCCATGCGGCCGGTAACAGCCAATCAGGGTCAAGACGCTTTCCGCGGGCCTTGGGGGTATCGGCGTCTATCACTTCGATGGTGATGCCCCTATTGGTTACTACTTCGTTAGAAGTAGTATGGTGGTTATGACCGGCGAAATCCGCCGGTGGTTCTGGCTGTTTTTCGCCACTGGCGAAATCCGCCGGTGGCTTGTTCGTTGATGCCCCGTGTTGTGCGGCCACGTCCAAGTGCAGCCTGTATCGGTATTGGCCCAATTGACCGGCCGAATTGCGGGTGCGTATCCGGGTGATAATCCCGGCAAGCTGTAGGGCCTGCAAATGATCCCGGACGGTCTTGTCCCCTTGCGCGGTATATCGGGCCAAGGTCTGCACAGAGGGGAAGCACTCGCCCGCTTCATCAGCAAAGTCTGAAAGGGCCATCAAAACGAATTTCCTGCCCGATGGGCGCACGTCCATGTGACGCACCGCGTTGATAGCGGAAATGCTCATGACACGCCCTCACGATCCTTGTGGGCCTGAATGGCGTAATGGACTGTAGAATGATCCCGATTGAACATCTTGCCAATGCGCTCCAATCCGTAAGCGTTAGGGTCTACCGCGCGGCGGCGAAGGACCTTCCGAACAAGGAACATGGCCTCATGCCGGGCGTGCGCCACGGGCTTAACCCTGCGCCGACCCAAGATATCCTCCGGGGTTACGCCGTGCTTATCGGCGCAATGGCGAATTATTTGCTTTACCTTCTTGTTCAATGGATGCTCCTATGATGGATGATGAGAGCCCTTCCCGGCTAAGCCACTGTGACAGGGCCGGGACCGAGCAGGATTGCCCAAGAGAACGCAGCCGGTCAACCGCAACCGATAAAGATCGGCTCTCAAGGACCACTACAAGGCGATTGTATTTTGCCTCCGGTTTCAGATAATTAGGCAAGGCGCCCCCTTAGCTTGAAACCCCATGACAGGAGAACCCGGTTAACGTCCTCAAGGGATTTGCAGACGGCATATTTCCCGCCGGCGGCCTCGATCCCTGCCTGCCAATCTTTTTGTTTCTTGGTCTGATATGAACCCGGTTTCTTGAGCTCAATTTCATAATGCCGGCCGCCATAGCAAAACACAAGGTCAGACACGCCGGCCTTCATTCCCATGGCCTTATGCCGGGCCGCGTTCCTGTAGCTGGTCCGCAAGGAATTGGGGACATGGAACCAGCTACAGTTTTCCGGCAACGTCGTTCGCAAGAATGACACCACCGCGACATGCAACGCTTCTTCGCTGACCGGCTTCACCGGCCGGCCTTCCTGATCTTGGGCCAGTCCTTTTCACTTGGCCCAAAAACAACCTGTCCCCCGGATACGCGAAAAATGCGCTCCGCGGTTTCCTTGGACGGCCACTGATGGCCGTGGCGAATACGCCAGACTGACGTTTCCGTCAGGCCAACCTTTTTCCCGAAGCCGGCATTCGTTTCGCCAGCGTCGGAAAGATATGAATTCAAATCTTTCATTCGACCCCCATACACGCCCGGCGTAATTTACGCAAGGTGTAACTTTTTTGCTTGACCCTCCCATCTGAGGGGGTATCGTATGGGGGTGTCAAGAAACCGAGAAAGGACACGCCATGAATAACCAGACAACCTTGCAGCGCGGCCGTCATACCCTTGTGGAGGCCACTTTCACAAAATGCGGCTTACGCATGGGCGGCTTTGCCACTGTTGAAACCAGAGATCTGGCCGCGGCCCGTAAATTGGGGCCAGACGCCATCATCCAGAAATACCACTTTGTCGATCCGGGAACGCAAATCCGCATCGATCGGGTTTCTCACTTCCTCTAACCCCAAACCGGGAGAGCCAATCATGGCCAGTATATCCAAAACCTTTCCTTTGTCCTCTTTTTCGTTTGAAGCCAAAACCCGCGCCGAATTAGATGTTCCCACTTCAACCCTGCTCGAGGTAGCGGCCCTAAGCGCCTGCAAGGCTAATGCCGGCCACGCCCGGGCTACCGCATACCACGAGGGCGGGGGTAGCTATGGCGGCGTTGAGGAAGAAACCGTCGCCACCCTGAAAACCATCGATCACGCAATTTCCGAATTGATGGCCGCCCGCCTTCGCATTATATCCGAAATGCCGGCGGAACCGGAGGAGGGGGCATGAGAACGCCTCCCACAGGCCCGCGCACATTGGCCGAGGCGGAAGCCTTGGCCAAGCAACCCCACGACGCCAAGCTGTTCGCCCGCCTGCAAGCGGAAACTCCTGAAAGCCGCGCCCTGCGTCGGCATATAGGCGTTCTTAATGAAATCCAGCGCCGGCTAGAATGGCTCCGGTCTGAAACCCTGCAAACCATCAAGGATTTGGAAGCCAAGGAAAAAAACAATGTGGGTTGATCGGCTATCCTGCGCCTGTTGCGACGATTGCTTCAAGGAATTGCGCTGGACCGGCGACGACCATCGCGCCAATGGCGGGCCAGTCTGCAAGGACTGCCACCCGCTAGGTTTCAACGCCCTGCCCTTGGCTCAAACCGCCGCTATCCGCGCAGAATGGTCCAGAATGGCCCTCGAATTGTTGGCGCTCGCTGGTGGCTTGGGAATGGTTCTGGCCTTTGTGGCCGTGTTCTTGGGGGGCTGAGGCCATGGAAATCAGCAAAGCGCCCCGCAACCTCCGGGAAAAACCAATGTCCGCCTATGAGGGCCGGCGCGAGGGGGTCTGGAAAACGTGGTGCGATCAAATAGCGGAAACCTGCTCGCTGGCCCAATTGGAAGACGTGGTCCTGCGAATGGAAGACGCGGCGGACGCCGGCAACCTGCCGCCCGGCTGGCTCCGTGAATTGAAACACGCGGCGGATCAACATCGTGAAATATTGAAGGAACAGGAATAATGGAATTATCAAGCGCAAAAGCCGGGGGCAACTATACCCCCGCCCCGTCCGGGATGCATCGGGCTATATGCTATCGCTTCATAGACCTTGGCACTCAGGAAAGTGAGTATCAGGGCGAAACCAAGCACCTTCGGAAAATCCTGCTGTCGTTCGAACTGGTGGACGAAATCATGGAATACGAAATCGATGGCGAGAAGCGTTCCGGGCCGTTTTCGGTTCACCAGCGCTTCACGTGGTCGATGCATGAAAAAAGCAAATTGCGGCCGTTCTTGGAAAGTTGGCGCGGCAAGCCTTTTTCTGAAACCGATCTGGCCGCCGGTGGCTTTGATGCGAAAAACCTTGTCGGCGTGGGATGCTATCTGAACGTCATTCACAACGAGGCCAACGGGCGGACTTACGCCAACATTTCCAGCGCCAACCCGCTTCCCAAAAAAGCGGCCGAGGGTATGCCCGGGGCGGCCAATGATCTGGTTTATCTGGCCTTGGAGAAGGACCGCTTCGATTGGGACGCATTCAACGCTCTGCATGAAAACATCCGGGAGACTATCCAGCGCTCCCCGGAATACCGCGACATTGCCGGCACTGGCCACAGCGACGACGGGAACAATCCCCCAGCGCCGCCGCCCGCCGATGCCGACATGGACGAGGAAATTCCGTTCTAGGGACGGGGAAGGAGAAACCGTTATGCTCTCGCAAAAACAGCAAATCCTTGAACACCTGCTGCAAGGTCGGGGTCTTACCCCGGCCGAGGCGTTCCATAAATACGATATTTTCCGCTTGGCGGCGCGTATAGCAGACCTTCGGAAAGACGGGCACACCATCCGCACGGAATACCGAACCAACGGCGAGCGCAAGCGTTGGGCCTGCTACTTCCTGCAAGAGCCGGAACAGGGGCTGCTTCTGTGAGCCGCGCGGTTGTCGTCCTCAATACCCAAGCGGACCGGGAGAAAGCTTCGCGGTGGTGCCTGAAAGTAAAGGCGGGAACCACCGTGACCTTCACGGAAAACAAGCGGACGATACCTCAGAACGATCGCATGTGGGCCATGCTGACCCAGCTTTCCAAGAAAGCAAAATATCATGGCATCTGGCTCACCGCGGATGGCTGGAAAATGCTGTTCGTGGCCCAAGCCCGGCAGGAATTAAAGATGCTGGTTCCGAACCTCGATAATAACGGATTTGTCGATTTGGGCGGCGCCACCAGCAACATGACTGTCGAGGAAATCAGCGCAATTATCGAATTGATATTCGCCTACGCCGCCCGGGCGGATATCGACCTTGAAGAACCACCGGAGAAACCATCATGAGCAATATACCCAAAGCCCGCGAAATTCTGGAAGCGATCCTCGAAAACGCCGACGATATCAAGCCGGCCCTGCTGCGGATCAATCTGGAAGCGGCCCTGTCTCACATGACGCGGGAATACGGCCCCCGGGCGCCGAACAAATCCCAGCCTGTGACGCCGTTGATGATCGAGCGCGTCCGGGAGCTGCGGAACAAAAGCCCGGACATGCATCAATCCGAAATAGGCGCCGCCCTTGGCATCAACCCCGGGCGCGTGTCTGAGATATTGGCGGGCCATTATGATTAAACGAAACCCCACGGCCGCGGCCCTGATATCGGAAATAGACACCCACAATCTTGAGCACGAATACGTCCACAATGGCCGGGGGCACCCGCGGGTCTATGTCACGTATCCCAATGGGGAGCGGCAATTCATCATCACCCCGCTAACCGCTTCGGACCGGCGGGCGGCCCTCAATGCCGTCGCCTATTTCCGGCGAATGTTGGCGCAAAAGCAAAAAAACGCATAAAGGGGGGTTTACATGTCGCGTAAAGTTGGCTATCAAGGGGATATCAGGGGCAGCGCCCCGCCAATAGGAGAAAAAAAAATGAGCATCACCGTAAACCTTCTGAACCGCGATCTCGTCATAAGCGACCGTTTCAAGGAAATTCTCACCGAAACAATTTTTGACTGCCTTCGTGCTGATTTCCTCGTTGATGGGGCGCCGATGCAGGGCGAAACGATCAGCTACCTTATTACGGAAGTCCGCGACCGCACCCGCACCAATTTCCCAACCCGGCTCTGCGACGCCGAAAGCGTTTTTGAAGCCCTTGGCTTCAAGGTTATTAGCGACGCTCGCAGCGCCTACCGCAATCAACGGGCCACAATCGTCACCCTCTAAGCCCCTGCCGCCACCGCCCCGGGCCACGCGCCCGGGCCAACCGCATAACCGGAGAATGACAAATGAAAAACGTTTCAACCCTTAAATCCGAATGTCGCTATTTTGAAGCCGGCGCCGCCGCTGCGAAACTTGATTGGGGCCGCAACACTACAGAAGGCCGCGAATATGGCATCCACTTCGGGATGCGCTCCACACGCGCCGCGGCCATCACCGAATATCAAAACGGCTATGACCGCATGAAGCAGCGCCTTGCCGATGCTGCAAGCGATATCGAGTAACCCCGGCCCATAGCGGATAACCCGCCCATCCCCCGGCGCTGCAAAGCGGGCGGGGGTCAGGGCGTGCAAGGGGCACCCGCCCCACTCATGGAGGAAACCGATGAAACCCGACGAGATTATCCCCGGCCGCACGTATGAGGTCCGACGCCTTGGCGCCGGTAGCTTCTACGCCAAGGTCATTTCTGTTGATGCCCGCGAGCGCGAAGTCATTATCCAATGGGAAACCCTGTTCAAGGGTCAATGGCTTCAACAGTCCGGGCGCATCGCCGCGTCCATGGTCTTGCGGATCAAATCCGGCGAGGCAGTCCAATGACGCCCTCAGAGTTTAAAGACATACGCCACGCCATCGGCTGGACCGTCCGGGAATGTGCCCACGTCCTCGGCCTAGCCGGGACCAATGGGGCCGACACGGTCCGCAAATGGGAGCGGGGCCAGCGCCCTATAACCGGGCCGGCAAAAGCCGCCATGCGAGCCTTCATGAAGCTGCACCAGCAAAAGGCCACAGAACGCCCGCCAGCGAGCGATAGCAAATAAAAGGCCCCGAGGTGCCAGAAACCGAGAAACGCCCCTGAGCGGGCGGATATGGAGGAAGTAATGCCCATTCACGCAAAAGATATGGCCCCCACGGCCAAAGACGCCCGCCGGGAGGCGGATATGCTGGACGACATAGCCGCCGGTTATGCAATCGGCTCCGCTGTAGATAAGGCGCGGCTCTTGGCTAAGGCTTGGCGCTGGTATGCAGACCAGCATGACGCCGGCGACCGCGTCAGGATCTCCTACGACCCACCCCCCATCCCTGTTCGGGATTTTGACTATTACGCCACGCTGGACGGATACGATGGGGGCGACCCTATAGGCCACGGCAAAAGCCGGGATGAGGCCTTAACGGAATTGATGATCGCGGTCGAGGAGGCGAGGTAATGACTAACCCAATGACAGCGGAAGAAGTGCGCGACGTCGCTGACGGGATTTTCGCGCTTGGCGAAACCGGATGGGGGCTGAACACTCCGAAAGGCCGCATCGACTTGCGCGAACTTGTTAAGAGCCTCCGAGCCTACGCAGACACGCTGGACCGTCAGACCGTGGACCGTGAGAAGGTGGCGCGGCATATTCACGCCGCCGCGATTGCCTCGGATGAAACCATCCTCAAGTATATTCCGTGGGCTGCGTTGACCGACGATCAAAAGGGCTTCTGGTTGGAAGCCACAGACCGCATCCTTGCGCTGATGCCTGCCGCGCCCGTGGCGGCGAAAGAGTTGGAGTGGAGGGGCGATAACGCCGCGAATACTCCTTTTGGCCTGTATTGGGTCGTCCCCGTGTCTCCGAGGAATCCGGACGGGGAGTGGCTTTTCACCGCCCCGATTACCGCAACGACAGACATGTACCCTACTAGGGAAGCCGCCAAAGCCGCAGCGCAGGCTCATTACAACGACGCTATCTCTAAAGCCGTGAGACCCGCGCCTGTCACTGACGGAATGGTGATGGTTCCGAGAGAGCCGACAGAGGCGGTTGCCTACGCTGGATTTAAAAGCGTTGAGCGTGTGTTTCGCGAAGGTCTTGAACCCAATCCCGATGACTGGAAAGACGCATACCGCGCCATGATCGAAGCCGCCCCATCCCCTTGGCGTCCTATAGAGGAAGCGCCGAAGTTCCGCCCTTTGCTTGGGTTTGCGTCCGGGGTGACGTTTTCGATGATGTGGAAAAGCGATAATGCAGAGCTGAATAAGGCCATCAAGAAGTTCCTGAAACACACGCCACCACTAGAGCCATCGGGCGCAGGTTGGTGCGCGTATGCCTACGGACAATATTGCCGGAAGG